TAGATATTCCAACAGGCGACTTGCCTTGGGCAATGCCAGTGATGCCATACAACAGTGCATCTATAAGTGGAATAGGAATAAGTCCTACAGGACCTGTTGAAGGTACTTGGGTATTTGGTATGTTCATTGATGGTATTGAATTACAACAACCAATTATACTTGGTACACTAGTAGGTATACCTAAAGAAAAGATTGCTTCCAATCTTGGGTTTGGTGATCCAAAAGGAATATATCCAAAAGAAAAGTATCTTAAACAAAGCGATGTTAATAGACTAGCTAGAGGTCCTATGGCTGAAGGTGAAGAATCCTTAGCTGTCAAGAATAGAGATAGAGTTACTGAAATACCAACAGCTGTACCACCTATACCAGAAACAGTAAGAAAGCTTGATGGACCAAAGGTTCCAACTAGTGATAAGCACAATGCTGGTAATGCTGGAGACTTTTACTATAGAAACTATTGGAGTGAGCCATTTCCAAGATACGGTGGCCAAGCTGGTGTCGAAACATGCTTCTTAGATGATACAAGCAATGGACAAATATGGGAAGGTAGGACTGGTGAGAAGCCACCTAATCAATCAGCATATCCATATAATCACACATATACATCTGAATCTGGTCATGTCATGGAGTATGATGACACACCAGGAGGTGAAAGAATACATCAATACCATACTAAAGGTAGCTTCTATGAAATCCAACCTGATGGGTCAAGAGTTACAAAGATAGTTGGTGATGATTATGAAATGTTTCTTAAAGGAAAGAATGTTGTAGTTGATGGCAACATGAACCTCACTGTTAGAGGTGATGTAAGATTGATGGTTGAGAAGAATTTGTATCAAGAAGTTAGAGGTGATTATCATCTTCGTGTTGATGGAGACATGGTTACTAAGATAAGAGGTAATGAACAAAAAGAAATTCAATCAAGTAAATCCACACAGATCAATGAGAATAGAAGTCTAAGAGTTGGTGGTAATGAAGATAGTACTATTGATGGTAGTACCAGGGAAAAGTTTAAAGGTGACAGGTATCAAGTATTTTCAAATAATGTATCAATGACAATTAAAGGGTTTGAGAGACATCTTATTACTAGTGGTTCATTTACAATGTATACCAGTGGCAATACTAACTTTATGACTGATTCAAACTTTACTGTCAAGACTACTTCCAATGTTAATATTCATACAGAAGATAATCTAAACATGGATGCTACTTCTAATGTTACTATTGATACTCCAGCACAGTTTCTTGTAGGTACTAGTACTACCCCAGCTAACACATTTATCAAATCAACTAGGATTGATTTAAATGATTAATCTAGATTTAAATGAATTCACAACTGCGCTACAAAATAGTGGTATCGATAACAAGCTAATAGCTATCACCGATCAAGTTGCTACAGAACTGAGTACTATCCTTAGTACAGATATAGCAGCTGGTACTCCAAGTAGTCTTAAATCAATACTACAAGCATCTACAGATGCTATTGCTGATGTAACTAATACATTGCATGAAGCTACCGAATCCTTAAAACCTGATCTAACAAGTCTACAAGAAGAGATGGGTAAAGTACTATCGGGTAGTGTTCCTCCAAGCAGTCTTCAAGGATTGCTCGATAGTGTAGCAAATGATATAGCAATACCATCTATTGAATCATTACAAGATAGTATAGGTAGTGCTATAAATGCTCCACAATTAACAGGCCTGGATGCAATAGCAAATGAAGTACAAGGTATTGTTTCAGGTAGTACATGGACAGACGCAACTGGAGCAATGAGAAGTAGGTTAACAGAAACGGTAGATGCAGCTTCCGCTACTGCTTTTGATCCTGGTACATTGATACCCAACTTCAAGTTCAAAACAGAACCTACTTTTGATGAAGACGGCGAGCAAAATGGAGAAAGGGTAGTGGCATTTAAATTTGGTAATGCTTCTGTGCAAGCTGTTAAAGATGCATTGTCTGAAGTTATTCCAGAGCCCTATGAAGTAGAAACAATGGCTGCAACAGTGAAGAATCAATTGTTAGAAGACAAAGGAGTATCAATAGCTACCCTAGGTACTGTTATAAATAAATTTAAGGAAAGACTTGCAACAGAAGTTAAGTTTGATCCTTCTACTGGAGAGAACTTTGTCTTTCAGAAAACTTTAGATGAAGATGGAGCTGAAATAATAATACCATTTGGCTTTGCTTCAAAAGCAGATTGGGAAGACTCTTTTGTGCAGGGTCGTAATGCAGCACAAGGTATGATGCAAATCAATGCTGGAGCATTGAAGAAGTTTATTGGTGAAAACACTGAAGTTGCTCAAGATACATTTAAAAGATTAAGTGAGATTAGTATTGATATTCCAGTTGCTGATCAATTATCTGAAGGTGCAGTTAATAAATTTGAGAGAGATCCAATTACTAATCTTGCAGTACCATTAGATAATCTATTGAATGCTTTTAGTCCAACTATAGAATCAGCTAAGAAAGCTGCTCCTGGAGTGGAAGCTAACTTGAAAGTATTGGATAGTAACTTTAAAAACTTCTTTACTCAACTGGGTAAAGAACTACCACCGGGGCAGAAACCAGAGCCTTTTGTGGATCCTGAGGAGGGCGCAGAGTGAGTAAAGTAGCAGTAGTAACACAAAATAGAGCTGCGACAACTACTGTATATTCAGACTTCTTTACTGACTTTACACGAAATGCTGTCACAGGTCAACTGAATAAAAAGACTAATGCTGAAGCAGTCAAGCAATCAGTTAGAAATTTATTGTTGACAGATAAACTAGAGAGATTATTCCAACCTAATGTTGGAGGTGGACTTAAAGCATTGTTGTTTGAAAATGCAACTCCATTTACACAAATGCAAGTTCAAGCATATATTAATGAGACTATACGAAACTTTGAGCCAAGAGCTGAGTTGATATCAACTGAGCTTGAGTTTATTAATGACAGGAATGAGGCTAGAATAACTATTACTTTTGGTATTATAAATATTGAAGACCCAGTTACTTTTACATTAGGCCTAGAAAGGACTAGATAATGGCTACGACCAATACAGAATTCTCGGTCGCCAATTTGGACTTTAGTACAATTAAGTCTAACTTAATCACGTTCATGCAAGGCCAAGATGTTTTTGCTGACTATGACTTCACAGGTTCAAACTTAAATGTACTGATGGATCTGTTGGCATATAACACATACTACAATGGAATCTATCTTAATCACGTTGCAACAGAGATGTTTCTTGATAGTGCACAGTTAAGAGATAGTATTTACTCTATATCAAAGTCGCTAAACTATCTTCCAAGATCCCATAGATCATCAATTGCATATGTTAACATTAACGTAAACCCATCAAGCAATCCGCATCAAATTACTATTCCAAGACTTACTAAGCTAACATCTACTATTGGTGACAATACATATACATTCTCAACCAATTCAGATATAATTGTATATTCAAACAATAGCTATCTTGCATCCAACGTTGCAGTATACGAAGGTGATATTGTACAGGAAGCATTCTTAGTTACAAATACATCACCTAATACAGCTCAATTTTATATTAACAACTCTGACGTTGATGTGTCAAGTCTTGCAGTAAAGATACGAACATCTAATACTGATAGTACTAATAGTGAATATACNAGAGCAAATTCATTGTTTGGATTGACAGCTACAAGTAATGTATACTTNGTAGAGCCATCAACAAATGGTAGTTATAATATAGTACTTGGTAATGGAACATTTGGTAGACAGCCTGCTAATAACAACTTGTTGGAAATATCTTACAGGAGATCAAACGGAGAGGACCCTAATGGAGCTAATAGTTTTTCTGCTGATAGTATCGCTGGCCACAGCGCTGCTATTTCGTTGGTAACAAGAGCAACAGGAGGTTCTGGATCTCAAAATTTAGATGATATTAGATTCTCTGCACCAAGAGCTCTAGCTGTTCAAGAAAGAGCAGTTACAAAAGAAGACTACAAGACATTAGTAATCAATGAGTTTAATGATATATCATCTTTAAACGTATACGATGGTGCAGATGAACCTGTACCTCAAATGGGTGTTGTTAAGTTAGCTATACGAAGTGATTCATTTGATATACTTCCAACGACATTGAAGACTCAAATAACAAACTTCTTAAAAGATAAAACACCAATTGGTATAAGAACAGATATAATTGATCCTACATTTATTAATATTGATGTACATACAGATGTTAAGTACAATAGGAATGCGACAGATGATAATGTTGCTACTATTCAAACAGCTGTTGAAACAACAATAGACACATTCAATACTGATAACTTAGATGACTTCTTTAAGACATTTAGAAAGAGTAAGTTAATTGAAAAGATCAATGAAACAAAAACATCTATTCTAGGTTGTGAAGTTACAGTTAGAATGATGAAACTTATTAGTCCTCAAGCAAACATCTCTTTTAATGATACGTTGTTGTACAATCAACCATTCAAAAGAGACAATCCAGTAGAGCCTGCAAGTCAGGGTGAGTTTGTATCATTCACTACTCCGTCAGTACAATCAGAAACATTTGTATTCCAAAATATTACTGGTGCATCAATAAGAGATAATGGTTCTGGATCATTGCAAGTAGTAACAGCTAACCTATCAAGTATCGAGGTGTTGAGTTCTAATGTTGGTACTGTTGATTATGATTTAGGTAAGATTGTTGTCTCCAACTTAATTATTAACTCTTATTCATCTGGTGCATCATCTGGTACACTTAAAATGTTTGCAAGGCCTTTAGATCAAGATATTGAAGGTAAAAGAAATGATGTGATTAGGATTAGAACAAATGAGACTAACGTGACAGTTATTGAATTAAGAGAATAACATGACAGTGCTAAACACAGTTCAGGATAAGATATCTCCTCTCATACAGGAGCAGTTCCCAGACGTCTATAAAGAAGACGGGAATCTTATGACCTTGTTTGTTAAAGCATACTACGAATTTCTTGAGCAATCAGATAAGCCATTGGGTCAATCAAGAGATCTCGCTTCTCAACTAGACGTTGATCAAACAACAGCAGAGTTCCTTGAGCACTTTAGAAAAACATATTTGTTTAGTATTCCAACAACAACGACTGTGGATGCTCCATATGTCATTAAACATATATTAGACCTATACAGATCAAAAGGTTCTAAGAGAGCCCTTGAGTTATTCTTCAAGTTGATATATGGCAAGAATGCTGATCTTTATATTCCAAACGAACATCTAGCTAAAGCATCTGATGCTACATTTGTTACACCAAGATACATTGAAATTTTTGCTGACTCTACTGTGATACAAGCATTTTTAGGAAACAAAATTGAAGGTCAACTATCTGGAGCAACAGCATTTGTTACATCCATTGTTGATACTAGTGTGCAAGGTAAGGCAATACAAATTGTGTATCTTGAGAATCTCATTGGTGAATTTATCAGGAATGAGTTGGTTTTTGATCCCACTGGTATACACTTTGCACGAACAAATGGTTCTCTCTCTGCTGTTAATATAACAGATGGTGGTAATAGTTATTCAGTTGGTCAAACACTTACTGTCAAGTCTTCATCTAATACTTCTACAGTTGGAACAATTAGAGTAACAGATGTGGCTGATGGTACTGGTGTTCCTGGTATAACCCTACAGGTTGGTGGATCTGGTTACAGCTCTAATGTTGCTCTGTCAAATGTTATTATTAGTAATACAATATTGCAAGTCAATAATATTAGTAATACAGACGTGAGTCCATATGCAGGAGCAAACACTATACCAGCAAACACTTTTCAGATATTTGAAAATGTATTTGCTCCAAGAGTGGAAGTGACATTTACTTCTGGAGATAACATATTTGCTTCTACTGCTAATACCTCAAGCTATGTACAAGGAATTAATTCTACAGCTGGTATTATAGCTAATGGACACTTAGCCATTAATGATTCAGCTAGTGGAGCTACCAATGGTACTTTGTTAATATATGAAACATCTGGATCATTTGCAGCAGACAATGGTGTTGTTAAATTAAGATTTGGTGGTGATGCTGATGTAAACTCTGACTTTGGTACGTTTACAAATGTTTATTCAACTGGTAGATTTATAGGTAAAAGAGCAAACAATATAGGAATAACCGANAACAATATGGTGTTTCCAGTAGAACCTCAAGGATTCATTAAAGGTGAAGTAACAAATACATTTGCTGATATTGTTGCNAATAGATCAGGACTAAATGCAAATGTTCTAATCAATGCAGTTGGTAATGCTGTAGCTACAAACGTATACACAGACTTTATTAGTTTTCAAAACTCAGGTAATGTATTATCAATAGATTTGATTATCAATGGCTCTAACAGTAATGTTGCAGCTGCTGGATATGGATTTTCTAAAGATACATCTGCTGGTATTGATAATGTTATTGACAAAGCATTAAGATTTGAAACTAGTGAATTACTTGGTGAAGTGACATCACTCACAGTTGTTAGTAGTGGTAATTCATTCACTGCTGATCCTATAGTAATGACACANAATAGATTTGTAGATAGTTTTTTTCAAAAAGATATTGANATAACATATTTAAACAGAGCTGGTGTTACTCCTGCTGTAGGTGATATGTATCGTCAATATAGAGCTTATGATACAAGGACATTGACATTTTCAACTAACACAGCTAATCAATTCTCTGTTGGTGAAGGTCTCAAACAAGTTATCAATAGTAGTACAAATACTTTTATGACAGTTCGATCTATTACAAACACCACACATATGGTAGTGGGTGATCTATACACATCAAATACAACAGTTGGTGCTGAAAGATTAATTGGTGATAATGCAACAATCAATACAACTATAAACATAACTGGATTGTTATCTGGTGCAACTATAAATACTGTAACAGCATCGTCAAACACTAGTGAAAACACAGTTGCAGTTGGTAAAGTATTAGAATCAAACACATCAAACAATTATTTTCTGATGAGAATGCATTCAATTGAGCATGATTTCTTTGTGTCAAGTACTACATCAGAAAGATTACAATCTAATAACAACAATAAATCATTTCAAATTGATACACTACACGAAGATCAAAACAATTACAACAGATTTGTTAAAGCTGGTATCAATGCAAATACGTTTGCTAATGTTACCATTGGTCAAGGATTAATACAACAGGCAGAAGTTGTAACATCAGGATTAGGATTTAAGGATGGTGAGATACTAAACTTTACAATAGGATCTAATGCACAGGCAGTTGTTGGAACAGCTGTTGCCAATGGTACTGGTGTTGGTGTAGGATACGTTAAGCTCGATAGTGGTGTGCTTGGAGAAGAGTTTTTTCTCCATGACAACCATTTCTTCCAACAGTTCTCATATGAGGTGTTGTCTGAGTTTGAACTAAATAAGTATGAAAGAATTCTTAAAGAAGTTATCCATACAGCTGGATACAAACTATTTGGTCGACCTGTTGTGGAATCATTCAATAACACAGCAATCTCCGTTGCAAATTCAGCTGTAAGTCAGGCATAGGGTATGACAGAAAGAGTATACAAAGAGTTTAATGTACACAGTGCTGAGCAGCTTACTGAGTCTATAACAGAAGCTTCTAACACGATGTACTATGTGTTTAGTACAAAGCATACTGCATATAGTGAAGGTAGTACGCCAACTCCTAATGCATCTATTGCAAATTCATTATTCCAATCATATGACGAAATGTTGTTTGGTAAACTTGTTACGTCTAATGATATATCACAAGCGATATACAACAACGCATGGTCTAATGGTACAATATACTACGCATATGATGATCAAGATACAAACTTAAACGATAAAGTATATTACGTATCTACATCAGAAGGATCTGATTTTCACGTATGGAAATGCATAGACAACAATGGAAACAGTGTTTCAAACTCACAACCATTGTATTCTGATGTATCATCTACTCTGAGTTCATTATATTTAAAGACTGCTACTGATGGATATCAGTGGAGATTTATGTATACAATACCTGGTGCTACATATACAAAGTTTACATCAAACACTTACATTCCTATAGTAGCTCATGCAAACGCATCTGGCAACTCAATAAATGGTGCACTGGATGCATATGTTGTATCCAACAGTGGAAACAACTATAATGAATTTGCAAATGGATCAGTAGTATTAGGTACTAATGGTATGTTGTTTACCATTAACTCTACATCATTTACTCTATCAGGCAACAATGATTTTTACAACAATTGTTCAATATATTTTACAGCTGGAACATCCAATGGTGAAATAAGAGAGATTGCAGATTATGTTTCTAACTCTACTGGAAAATTTGTAACAGTCAACACAGCATTTTCATCTACACCAGATAGTACCTCAAAGTTTGAGATCACACCTACTGTAAGAATCAAAGGTGATGGGTCAAACGCAATTGCTAGAGCATTAATTAACACTAGTACTAATACAGTTGCAAACATTCAAGTATTGCAACGAGGTTCTAAGTACACATATGCTGATGTAACTATTGAAGCAAACAATATGGCTTCAGCAAATCTTGCAGTTGTCAGGGCATTGATAGGACCATTTGGTGGTCACTCTCACAATCCAGCATCTGAGTTAGATGGAAGATATGTTATTATATCTACAAACTTTGCTAACAATGAATCAACTAATATTCAAACAGATAACGACTTTAGAACAATAGGTCTAATAAAAGATCCGTTCTATGCTAATACAAGAATAACAATTGATGCTCCTACAGCTAACTTCCAAGTAAATGAAACAGTAACAGATTCTGCTACTGGAGCTACTGGTACATTAGTAGTGTCAAATACTACAACAGTTAACTTGACAAACGCATCTGGTATATTTCTACTTACATCAAATGTTACTGGAAGTATTACAGGAGCAACTGCAAACGTAACTGCTGTTAGAGTTAATGATTCAGACTCTGCTAGAGCCAACTATCATTACTTTCAACAAACAACTAAATTTGAACATAACTTAGTATCCGGTTCTGTATACACTGAGGATGAAGCTGTAACACAAGCTACCAGTGGAGCTAATGGAATTGTATATCAAAGTAACACGACACACACTTCTTTGACAACAGTCCGCGGAGACTTTGAAGCAGCCAACAGCTATATAGTTACTGGAGGTACTTCATCACAAACAGCTAGATTTAAGTCTACAGTGCCCGGTGATCTTGTGAGAGGATCTGGAGAGGTATTGTTCTTGAAGAATATAGAAGCTGTGTCGAGATCAAACACTTTAACCGAAACAGTCAAACTCGTGTTAAAATTTTAGAGGAACGAGATGTCTAAAACCCTTGATACAAACTTAAACGTAAGTCCATACTTTGATGACTACGATGTTGATTCTCAACATCACAGAGTGTTGTTCAAACCTTCAGTTCCTATTCAGGCACGAGAGTTAACACAGCTACAAAGTATTTTACAAAACCAAATTGAAAAGTTTGGTGATGTTGTTGTTAAAGAAGGATCAATTGTTGAGGGTTGTTCTTTTAACATTANAAACACAGAATACATTAAACTACTAGACAGAAACACTAGTGCAGAATTGTATACCATTTCTGAATTTGCTAANGGTTTTGTACAACAGGCATCATCTAATTTAATTATGCAAACAGTTGACTCTGCTGCTGGTTTTGAAATAACAAACCCAGATCTTAATACATTGTATGGTAGATATGTTAATAGTGGTAACTCTGGTGGTACTGACAAACTTAGCTTTGTTGCTGGTGAGACAGTCAAGTTCTATCCTTCTAATGGACAAATATCAAATACATTTACAATCGTTGATGGTGGAGCGGCTTATACAAATGGTGACACTCTTATCTTTACAGCTACTCGTGGTATTAATGCTAGTGCTAATCTAACAACAAACAGTACCGGTGGTATCACAGCAGTATCATTAATTAAAGCAGGACAAGATTTCAAGATCAATGATGTTCCTATTATTACATTTGACACAGCTGGTGGTACCGGAGCCAATGTTACTTGTACAATTAATTCAACAGCTTCGTTTGAGATTGCTGGATTAGGATTTGCAGTATCTGGTAACACAGAGTTTGATCCTGTTGGAAAAACAAAACGAGTTAATGTCTCTGATGGTACAATATATCAAAAAGGTCATTTTGTTGAAGTAAACCAACAAGGTGTCAACGTACTTAGATATAACTCAAGTCCAAACAATATGTCAATTGGATTTATTACTTCTGAAAGTATCATTAACAGTTCATCTAACACATCACTATTAGACAACTCTTCTGGTTTCAATAACGAGAATGCTCCTGGTGCTGACAGACTTAAATTAACACCAACGTTAATTAGTAAAACAAAAGCAGAAGGTACTAGTTCTAATAACTTCCTAGCTCTCATTAAATTTGAGAATGGTGAATCAGTTACACTTAAAGAAGAAACACAATTTTCAGAAATAGGTGAGGAGTTAGCCAAACGTACATATGAAGAAAGTGGCGACTATGTCGTAAAGCCATTCTCTTTTCATACTGAAGATGATACAGGAAATACAACTTTTGATACAATTGTTATTGGTGCAGGTAAAGCATTTGTTAAAGGTTTCAGGAATGAAACAATTGGTGCTTCAAGAACACAAATAAGAAAAGGTACTACAACTGCCAATGTTGAAAATGCTACTATCAGTCAAAACTATGGTAACTATATTATTGTTGATGAGTACTTAGGTAGCTTTGATTTNAACACTGGTGCAGCAGTTAAACTACTTGATACAGCTGGTAACAGAATATCAACATGTCCAGCAGGTTCNGCAGAAACAGTTCCATCTACAAATACTGCAACATTAGTTTCAGCATCAGCTCCTACATATTCAGCTACTATTGTTGGTAATGCAAGAGTCAGATCTGTAGTATATGAAGACGGTGTTGCTGGTAAAGAAGATGGACAATACAGGTTATACTTGTTTGATATCGTAATGAACCAAGGTAAAAACTTTGCAGACACAANAGCTGTATCTTATTTTACTGGTGCAGATGCTGGTGTTGGTTTTGCTGATGTAGTACTAACAAACGATAGAGCAGTATTGAAAGATACAAACCTAAGGAAGTTTGTTGTACCTACTGGTATTAAAGGTATCAAAACTTTCAATCACAAGACATTAGCTGAGTCATCTTACACATATAGAACAATATCAACTGGTGCAGCTGCAACCAATGGTACCATTGTTATTACACTTACTGGTAACCAAATATTTGATTATACTGGTGGAGGTACTTTATCTACAGACCAAGAAAAAGACTTTGTGATTGTAGCTAATAATACATCTGCTCAAACAGCTGTATTGACTGGAACTGTTACTACAACNACTTCTAATGTTGTTACTGGTAGTAGTACTACATTTACAACAGACTTCCAAGTTGGTGATACAATAAGAGTTACTGGATCAGAAGATGAAGTTATCACAGGTATTACAAACGCAACTCACTTAACAACACGAGGAGCTTTCTCAACTGCTGTTAGTGGTAATGCATACAGACGATTGTATGTTGCAGATAAACCTGTTCATCTTGATGACGTATCTGGATCTACAGGATCCAATGTTACAATTAGTACAGACCAAAAGTCTGCTACTATCAATATGTCAAGAGGTAAGACACTAGAGTCTACATTTAATTTGCACATCTCTCATAATGTTACAAAAAGACAATCAGCTCAGAAGAATAAACTCTTATCAGCAAACACTTATGTAAAACTTGATTGTTCAACTAACGCAGATACATCTATAGGACCTTGGAGCTTAGGAGCTCCAGACATTCTTAATCTACAAAAAGTATATGTTAAGTATGGTAACTTTACTAGTATTGAAGCTGCTGGTAATGATAAGACAGAACATTTTGAATTGTTACCAAACCAGAGAGATGGATTCTACGATCTGTCTAAACTAAAGTTAAGAACAGATACTATCGGTGCACCTACAATTAACAGCACTGCAAGAATACTTGCGGTGTTTAATCACTTTGTAGAAAGTGGTAGTGGGTTTGGTTATGCAACTGTAGACAGTTATCCTGTTGACGATGATACTTCAACACTACCAGCTAATAAGATTAGAACAGAACGAATTCCAGTATACACATCTCCACAAGATGGTATATCAATTGACCTTAGAGATGCTGTAGACTTTAGACCATATGCTGCTAACACAGCCAATACAACTAATGCATTGACTGCTGGTGCTGCATCTACAAACCCAGTTAAAACAGTTTCATTTAGTGGTGAGCAATATCTAGCTGCTCCTGGTAAATCAATGTCTGTTGACTACGAGCATTATCTACCAAGGATTGATAAGCTGATGATGGACACTCAAGGAGTGTTCAGTACAACTGAAGGTTCATCAAACCTAAGACCAGTACCTCCTCAAGACTCTGCAACAGCTATGACTGTTGGATTGCTTACTGTGCCAGTGTTTCCATCACTAGCAAGTCTTCCAGCTGCTCGTGCAGGTCGACCAGACTATGCATATCAAATCCTGAGTAAACAGCAACGTAACTTCACAATGAAAGACATTGGTCAGATCAAGAATGAAGTTAGAAAGATACAATACTACACATCTCTAAACTTACTAGAGAAGCAAGCTATTGATCTTACTATCCCATCATCTGCAAATGCTTCATTAGAAAGATTCAAAAACGGAATACTTGTTGATAACTTTGTTGACCAAACAACAGCCGACATTGGAAATAGAGAGTTTAAAGCAGGTTATGATAAAGTTAATTCAATATTAACTTCAAGACAAAAGAACAATGTGATTGATATCACACCAAACTCTTACTCNAATACAGTTCAGACTGGTGATCTTATTACTCTTACATANGATGCTGTAGCTGAATATGATCAAAGGTCTGCTACAAGAACAAGAAACTTAGCTGAGTTATTCTGGAACTACTCTGGTATTGTAAACGTATTTCCAAACTATGATAACTTCCATGACATTAGACATCCACCTTCAAATGACTTTCATGTTGAGTTAGATTTAACTCAAGGTACACGATCATTGTTGAATAGTATACGAGACCTTGAAGCAATTCAAGAGCCTCGTAGTGAAGTTATAGGTGATACGTCTGCAACTAACTTTCTTGGATCAACACAAAGTCAAACAGTCAACCAAGTAAGAAGTCCTGCTCCTGGTGGATCAACTACAAGGAATGATACAACTACCACAACAGTTAACAACTTTGAAACTATTAGAACTATTAGACGACAGCAAAGTGAAAACCAGTTTCAAACACAAGACATTGTTAACACACAAACTGTTGGTGAGTTTGTAAGAGATATATCTTTCAATCCATTCATTAGAGAGCAGTTGTTATATCTACATGCGTTTGGATTGAAACCAAATACAAGACACTATGTATACTTTGACTCTAAAGCAGTTAGTACACAAAGTCAACCAGCTACTGTTAATGTTGGTGATGCAATTAACGAGTCTAACTTCAGAACAACCGGTGCTGTTGGTGATGCAATCAGATCAAATGAATCTGGTGAAGTGTTTGCAATATTCCATCTTCCAGCTGAAACTCATCCAGTTGGTGAAAGACAAGTCAACATCTCTGATCAAGCAACTGTTGCAGCTGCTTTTGATACAGGATCACAAGCTGGTGGAGTGTTCAACGCATACAACTTTGGTATTGATAAGTCTAGCATACAATTAACAACAAGACAACTAGGTGTCACAAGAGCAAGAGTTGTAACTGGTGAAACAGTTGAAACACAAGCTACTAGATCAAGAAGGACAGAAACAAATACAATACCTGGTCCAGGTAACTTTGTTGCTAATCCTCCTGCTGCTGCAGTACCTCCTGCAATTGTTACAACACCTCCTCCTGCTGCTGCTCCAGAAGATGATGGAGACGGTGCTGATGGTGATGGTGATCCTCTAGCACAGACATTCATTGTTAAGAATACTAATACAACCACAGGTCAATTCATTACTAAAATGGATATCTTCTTTGAAAGTAAAGATCCGGTACTTGGTGTGTTGTTACAAATTAGAACAGTTGAGAATGGATTCCCATCGTCGCATGTTATGCCTAATGGTGAAGTCCATTTAAGATCAGCACAAGTCAATACAAGTACTGATGGTTCAACAGCAACAACATTTACATTCCCTGCTCCAGTGTTCTTGAGAAGTGGATTGGAATATTGCTTTGTATTGAAACCTGATGCAAACAATCCAAACTACAACATCTTTGTTAGAAAAACTGGTGATACTGACATTGAAACAAATACTATTATCAATCAAGATAACTTTGAAGGTTTAATGTTCTTGTCAACAAACAACAGAGCATGGAGACCATATCAACAAGAAGATGTTAAGTTTACAATCTATAGAGCTGAGTTTAATGCATCTACTGGTAGTGTTGATTATCAGAATGCTGATCACGAATTCTTTGCATTGGAGAGCGTTAATGGAACATTTGAACAAGGCGAGAGAGCATTTGTTTATAACAATGCAGCAAACATTACAGGTAACGTTGCATTTTCAACAACCAGTGAAACGGTTACTGGAACAGGTTCGACGTTTACATCAGACCTCGCAGTAGGAAACTTTGTTGCTATAACAAATGGAACAGTCCATTCAGTTAGAGAAGTAACAGCAATAACTAATAATACTATATTGACTGTTAGAGGATTCCCAGACTTTGCATCCTCTCAAGCTGATATTCAGTTGACACCAACTGGTGAAATATTCTATTATGAAAGCACCAACCAAATTAGAGAAATGCATTTAATTGGTTCTACAGCTACTAATGCTACATTCAAATTTGCTAATACAAATAGTATTGTAGGAAGTGAATCTGGTGCAAATGCTACAATCACTGAAGTTGAAAATATTAACATGACTGCATTTGATAATATGATATATCAAATCACACCAGCTGATACAGCATTGACTCAATTCCATCAATCAAATACTGCAACTGGACAAACTGCTAATACGCAATTCCCAATCAATAACAGAAATAGGTTGACTGAAGTTGCTAAAATTAAGAGTAAATCAAACGAGATAGTTGATGGAACAGGTAAGTCATTAAAACATACTTTCTTGTTTAACTCATCTAAGAGTCATCTGTCTCCTGTTCTTGATGATGGTATTAGTAATATTCTAAGAGTTGAAAACATTATTAACGGCAGTAACACCAATGAGCATCTACCACTAACTGGTAGTGCAACAGCTAAGTATCTTTCCAAGTCAGTTACATTGGATGAGGGACTTGATGCTGAAGATTTAAGAGTGTTCATAACAGCAACAAAACCTGGTTCATCTGATGTAGAAATATATGCAAGGGTGTCAAATGAATTGGAAGTTGATGACTTTGAAGACAGACATTGGACAAGGTTACAACTTGAGGGATTCAATAAACAATCTGCTCCAGGTTCAATAGACGACTTTGCTGAGTATGAATATAGAATACCTGATTCACCTCCTGCTACATTACTTGTTGGTAAAGCTCTTGCTGACAATGCAAACGCATTGATTGCTACAACAGATGATCAATCTAGTGCAGTTGCTGTAGGAGACTTGCTGAAGATAGTTAACACATCAGGTTCAATAGATTACCAAATTGAAACAATATTAGCAGTTAACTCTACAGTTATTACAGTTGGAAATGATATTAGCTTTGATAACACTCAAGCAGATATACTGAAGGTAGACACGCCTCAGACTGCTTTTAAAGACCCTCAGAACGAGTTCATTGCAACATACTACAATAGTGGCCAGAATAAATTTGACACGTTCAAAAACTTTCAGATCAAGATTGTAATGTTAAGTAACAATGCTGCTTTAGCACCAAGGGTAAGGGACTTCAGAGCTCTGGCATTGAGTATATAAGATGTCGGATCATATACGATATGAGACAGATAACGATTCTTTTGATCGGGATCCTGGCTCTATGGCTCTTATAAATACAGATAGGAATGCCTACTCACTCTATAAGAGTCGTAGGAAAGACGCTCTTGCAGCAAGACAATTACACAATGATGTAGAAGAACTCAAGTCTGATATTGGTGAGATTAAACGAATGATACAGAATTTAGCTAGAGGATAGTATGGCAAAAACATCATATTTAGGAGCTAATGTTGCAGTAGCTACTGATACGTTTAGAGAATGGGTAGAACGAACTAACCAACTTGTATACGATCAAGGTACTATTGTTGTTACAACTGGTGCAGTAGCTTCTCCAAATTCAACAAACCATACTATTACAACAGGTAATGGCCATGTTAATGGTATCTTCTCTGCAAACACATTAGTTGCTAAAGACAATATAAGAGGCGGTACTGTTGCAACAGCTGCTGCTATAACTTTTGCATCTAATTTACATGCATCTGCAAACATCACCCATGACATGGGTACACCAACAATGATGTTTGGTAATGGATACTTTAAGAACGTATTAGCATCAGGCGATGTTGAAGCTAGTTACTCATCAGATATAGCATTGAAAACTGATCTACAGAAAATGGAAAATGCTGTAGAGGTATGTAGAAACCTCAATGGCTATATGTTTAAGTGGAAAACTGATGACCAGAAGAATGGTCAAACAGATCTTGGTGTTATTGCTCAAGAGGTAGAAGCTGAATTACCATACTTAGTATCAATAAACGGTAATGGAAATAAAGCTGTCAAATACCAGTCGCTCATTCCTCTGTTAATAGAAGCTGTAAAAGAGCTTGATAAGAGAGTTGAAGAATTGGAGAAAGACTAATGCCATTAAAAGTTAACGGTGTTACGATTGTTAACAGCACAGCTAATGTGCAAACATCTACACTGCCCGATACAGGCATATCAGCAGGCAACTTTGGAAACACAACCTTTGCTGTTACTGCAAATGTAACAACTAGAGGACTTGTGAATGCAATAAGTGTAGCAGCTATTACAAAGACATCTCGTAACTTTGAGGCTGCATCTAATAATGATTCCGAGTATGTTGTCTACGTAAGCACATCAACACCTTCTGGTGGTGCTAATGGAGATATCTGGTACCAGACATTTAGTTAGGCATATATAAAGTATGTCTTACTCTAATCGACTTTACGCAAAAGAATACGCTGGAGGGGATCGAACCTTTGAGGTTTCGTATACTGGTACAGGTACCAGGACTCCCTACATTGTATACACAAATGCGTTCCACGGATTCTATAATGGATTCGAAGGAGTCTATACAAATAGTAGGACATCTACTCTTGCATGGCAATCAAACTTTGCTGGTGCATACACAGCTTCGTACGAAGGCTTTGTAAACTATAATTCAGATGATACAGAAACATATTCAAAAGCCTACACCTCACTAAAGAACTTTACGGGTCAGCTAGGATACAGAAAAGACTATTCAGCAACAGGTAACCAACCAGATGGTATCTGGGCTGCAATGAATATCCTGGCTAACTACAGTGGTACATATAGTACTGATATTGCATACAGTCGTGTTGTTGGTTACGTTGGTGATGGAAATTATGATGGAGCTGCATATACGGCCACATGGGTTGGAGAGCTAGCTTACACACCAACATATAGTGGATTTGTTGGCTTTGCAGCATATACAAAAACGTACACAGGCGACAGCACTTACACAAAAACATATAGTAAGACATATGTTGGTAATACGATATACCAAGCTGAGTGGCAGAGAGACTACTTAAAGGTATATGTTGGTACAGCATCATACACAAAAGCTTACACAGTTGATGTGAACTATGACAAAGACTACTCTGCTGGTACATGGGTAGGATCAGATAGCTTCATAGTTTACAATAAAGACTATGGCGGTGCTATAACATATCTTGATTCCACTGGTGCTGGTTTCACAGGGTTTGTTAACTACACCAAAGGTTATCAAGCTACACAATTCTACACAAAGACATATGTTGGTACAGTAGATTATAACAANAACTATGTTGGTGCTGCTGACTATACCAAAGCATACACTGGCCGTGCTTCATACATGGCAGAAGAGAACTTCAACAAAAACTATACAAAAGCATATACAACGACCGATGTCTTTACAAGAGTATGGTCTGGTGGCTTGCAATATCTTGGTAACGTCAACTATGATGGTTTATCATATACAGGTACATATGCTGGTGATACAAACTATCAAGCTCTAGTATTCTATGTTGGAACATCTGACTTTACTGGTACATACGAAGGTCTAGCAGACAATTCATATCTTGGTTCTGCATTTGTAGGCGTATATGAAAAGAACTATGAAGCACTATACGGACAAATATATACAAAAATTTGGCAGAAGACTTACATTGCAAATTATGTTAAAGATTATCTCAAGACATATACAAAGAGATATGAGAAGTTATATGTTGGTGATTATNTTGCTACATATTTAAAATCATATCATAAAGATTACGANAAGGTCTATTCCAAGGTATGGAACAAAGAGTACGAAGTTCCATACACCAAAGTTTATACTAAAACTTGGGAAAAAGCATACACCAAAATCTATACTAAGGCTTGGACAAAAGACTATCTTGAAGACTATGGTAAGGCATGGCTTGGTATATACAACAAAGATTATATCAAACTATACAACGCAGCATACACTAAGATCTGGAATAAAGACTATGCTAAAGCTTATGTAGGTCCAGTCTACTATGGAGGATTTGCTTCTGGTTCTCAAACAACTGCATACAATAAGAATTGGGTTAAAGCATACGATAAAGTATACACAAAAGATTGGGAAAAGGCATATGTCAAATCCTACGAAGGTAGCTTTGATGCAACATATACCAAAAACTGGTTAAAAGATTATGCAGCAGACTATTCCAAAGATTGGATCAAGGGGTATAACAAAGACTATACAAAGATTTGGAATGCTACTTATGTCAAAGGATATGGCGCTGACTATACCAAAGTATGGACTAAGAACTATGATGAATCTTGGGCCAAAGAATGGGAAAAAGATTACGGCAAGACATATACAAAAATCTGGACTAAGATTTGGCAGAAAGATTATGTTACTGATTATGAAAAAGACTATGGTAAGACATATACTACTGACTATCTAAAAGACTATATTAAAACATATAGCAAAGATTATGTAAAAACATACGATGCAATTTATCTTACAAACTGGTCTAAGGATTACGCAGAAGACTATACTAAGGTATGGGAAAAAGCATATGGTGCTGCTTATACTAAGATTTGGGTTGGAACGTATGAGAAGAATTGGGTCAAGTCATACGAGAAGAATTACGTCAAGGCTTACATTAAACATTATGAAAAAGTCTGGCAAAAAGATTATGCTAAAGACTACGATAAGATTTACACGAAACAATATAACAAAGGTTATGTCAAAGCATACACTGCCGCATATACTAAGATCTGGGCCAAAGATTGGGTCAAAGCATATGCTAAGGTTTGGCTTGGTAACTATACAAAGATTTGGGACAGAGATTGGGAAAAAGCTTATTCAAAAGCTTACGTCAAGGCTTGGGTTGGTGTATACAATAAAGACTATGTTACATCATACCATGTTCCATATGATAACTTTGACACTACTGTGTTACTACTCAATTCAGAAATTCCAAATGCAACTGATGGTGATGTAGAGTTTATTGACGCGTCTGATAATGGTAACCATGTTACTTCTGTACATGGTAATGCTGCTAAGAGTACAGATCAAAAGAAATTTGGTTCTGCATCATTAGAAGTTCCAAGCAGCGGTTCTAGTGGTCTAACAATTAACTTTGCAGATGATGACTTTAACTTTGCTAATGAAGACTTCACAATTGAGTTTTGGTTAAGAGCTCCTGGTACAAACAATGCTACAATACTAGAAGCATATGCATCTGCTGACAATAGTGTTAAATGGGCTATAAGAGGTGACAATGCATCCGGTCCTAGTAAGATAATATTCTACGAAGGAACAACAGCTAGAGTTACAGCAGACGACAATAGTCCTTGGTCATCTGATACATTTAATCATGTTGCAATTGTAAGAATAAGCAACGCAATCAAAGTATACATTAATGGTACAGCTGATGCAGCAACGTATACTTCAGCCGCTAACTTAACTGGAGCCAATAGATTAGTCATTGGTAACAAAAGAGGTCTTGATGCATCTATTGGTGGTTTCATTGACGACCTAAGAATAGACAAAGCTAATGGTAAGTATACTGGTAACTTCAATGTTACTGATAATGAAACAGCTCAAGAGCAAATAAATTCAGCTGACTGGACATCATTCCAGAAAGCATATGTTAAAACATACACTGCTGCGTATACTAAAATTTGGACAAAGGCTTACGACAAAACATACGAAGGTGTGTTTGATGCAAGTTATGAGAAGGCATACGACAAGGCTTATACCAAGATCTGGGAAAAAGACTACGTCGCAGCTTATACTAAGTTGTGGACTAAGAACTGGGTAAAGGATTACTCAAAAAATTATGTCAAAGCCTGGGTTGGTGCATACACAAAGATATATGTTGGACCAGTTTACTATGGTGGTTTTGCGTCAGGATCACAGACAACAAACTATACAAAAGTTTGGGAAGGTAGCTTTGATGCTACGTATACAAAAATTTGGTCAAAAGACTATGTTAAAACCTACGATAAAATATATGAAAAGAATTGGGTAAAAGCATACGATAAGGTATATACAAAAATATGGACTAAGGCATATGCCAAGACATGGACTGGTGTATATACAAAGATCTGGAATAAAGACTACGATAAGATTTATGAAAAAGTTTGGAACAAAGACTACGTAAAAGATTACGTCAATGTATGGGTTGGTGAATGGGTCAAGAACTGGGTCAAGTCTTACGAAGGTTCTTTTGATGCCACATACAACAAAGATTGGGTAAAGGCATATTCCAAAGACTATGATAAAGTATATGAAGGTTCTTTTGATGCCTCATACGAGAAGGCATACTCTAAAGACTATGATAAAGTCTATGAGAAAGATTGGAACAAAGAGTATATTGAAACGTACGAAAAAGATTATACAAAGATCTGGACCAAAAATTGGGTTAAAGATTATGTAACTGAATATGCAAAGCAGTATGACAAAGACTGGGTCAAGACATATGATAAAGATTATGTAGCTGCGTATGATAAAAACTGGGATGCAGTCTACAATAAAGATTGGATCAAAGGCTACGACAAGGTGTATACAAAGTTGTGGGCTAAAGACTATGAAGCTGCATATACCAAGATTTGGGAAAAGAACTACGTAAAAGATTACGATAAGAATTATGTAAAAACATATACCAAAGACTGGAACAAAGTATACGTTAAGACGTATACGAAGAACTGGGTCAAAAATTATGAAGTCAACTATGAAGTCAATTACGGTAAAACATATACAAAAGCATATGAAGCTCGTTATACAAGAGACTTCCTCAAGTTATGGCAAGGTGAGTATACCAAGAACTATGACAAGGACTATATCAAAACATACAGCAAAGATTATGTCAAAGACTGGGTAAAGGATTACGTAACCAATTACACCAAGATATATGCAAAATATGGACTAAAGCGTATGAAGGTATATTTGCAACATTTCTTAAATACTATCTCGGTCCCAAGCAATGGGAAGGTAATGTACATTACGCCAAGAACTATACTGGTATAAGATTTTATAGTAAATCTTGGGGTACAGAGTATGCAAAGACATGGGTTGGTAACTATACTCATTCGTATGAAAAAGAATATGTAAAGGACTATCTTAAAGATTATTCTAAAGATTGGACTAAGGTCTATCAAAAAGTATGGACTAAAGCATATGATAAAGCTTATGTGGATGGTAGTGGAAATAGTTACACAAAGAGCTGGGAAAAAGTATATACAAAAGACTACGATAAAACTTGGACTAAAATATATACTAAGGCTTATACAAAAGGTTACGTTAAGAATTATGATAAAGAATATGTTGCTAACTATACTGGATCGTATGGTGGTGCGGCAGCTTACGTAAAAGTATATGCTGGAACAACTGATTACTCTGGTCCTGTTAACTATACTAAGACTTGGGAAGGTCCATACATAGCCAGCTTTGCACCATCTTATACTGGTGATAGTGACTTCACACAAAGATATACTGGCGCGCTAACAAGGAATGTTCCTTACGAAGGTACAACAAGCTACGTTGGTCCTTCTGGTGGACAGCTTGATTCAAACCTTGCTGGTCAGCCTAAACTTCATATTATGCAAGATAATACTTGGAAGAACGTCAAGGAATTGTTTGTTCATCAAGCTGGACAATGGAAGAAAATCAAGTACTTGAATACCAAGCAAGGTGATACTTGGAAGCTAGCGTACATTGGTTACGATACAACAGACATCTTCTTAGATGAAGGAGAGGCACTAACTAGTGACACTGATGCTGGTTCAGCTCGAGGTCATGATGTACACTTAGGTAAGATTACTTACTATGTAAACGACTTTAACTTAAAATCATATCTTGAAGCAAAAGGTAAGACACCAGATACTGTTCCACAATTGGTGAATATATACGTTGGTGTTAAAGACGATTACACTAAGAACTTTGTATTTGGTTCAACAGCAAATAATATTCCTGCAATGAACGTAGTTATGGATTCTGTAACAGCTAATGTTTCAGGAGACACACAAGCAGAGATTAAACACCTTGTCCGTATTGTAAACTACACAACAGGATTGATTGTAGGTAAAGGTGGAGATGGTGGTGATGCCAATGGTAGCACAAGAGGTGTTGGTAATCATGGTAGTGATGGTGGCCATGCTATTGAGTCTGGAGCCAATGTACATCTGTTTGTAGAAAACTATGGTACCATTGCTGGTGGCGGTGGTGGTGGAGGTGCATCTGGTATCTCTGATCCATACAGTAAAGCAGCTGGTGTATACACAACCACTTATCTTGGTGCTACATATCATGGATCCGGAGTGCTTACAGAGTATGGCGCTACATGGAGTAAAGCATATACAAAAGACTGGATTAAAAACTACGTCAAGGTATATGTTGGCGACTACACTAAAGTATATGAAAAAGGATATTCAAAAGATTACGTTGCTGCATATGTTGGTGTATACAATAAAGACTGGGAGAAAATATATCAGAAAGAGTATGCTGCTGACTTCACTAAAGTTTATACTAAGCTATGGTCTAAAGATTACGTTGCTGCATACGAAGGTTCATTTGATGCAACCTACACTAAGACGTATACCAAGATATGGGAAGGTAACTGGACCAAAACATATACTAAAAACTATGACAAAATCTACACAAAAGTATGGTCCAAAGACTTTAGTACAGTATATCAAGGCGAGTATACAAAAGTGTGGTCTAAAGGATATGCAAGAGATTTTGAAGCAGCATTCAATGGTGGCGGTACAGACTATCTAAGAATCTTCTCAAAAGATTACGCCAAGGGATATGAAGTTGTTTACACTGGTGACTACACTAAAGTGTGGGCCAAAGACTTCAGCGCTGACTATACTAAATCTTGGAATAAAGATTATAATAAAGTGTATGTTGGTGCATACACAAAAGATTATAACAAAGCATATGCCAAGGCATGGGTTGGTGTATATAATAAAAACTGGGTCAAAGACTATTCCAAAGATTACACTAAAGTGTGGACTGGAAACTATGTTAAAGACTATGCTAAGGTGTGGTCAAAAGCATATGAAGGATCTTTTGATCATACTTGGACCAAGATTTGGACTAAGGCATATACTAAAATCTGGTCTGGTGCATATGAAAAAGATTATCTCAAAGCATATCAAAAAGTATACAACAAACAATATGATGCAAGTTATACTGAAGCATACCAAAAAGCATATGTCGGACAGTTGTATTGGATTGATGAGAACAAAGCATCATATACTGGTGTAGCTGGTTCTTATACATCTGCTGTAGCGTATGCAGATGGTGGCGTAAGCTTCATTAAAGATTTCAATAAAGAATATGTCAAAGGGTTTACTGGACAAACAGCTTATACTGCAGGAGTACCAGGATCAAGAGGCGAGCTTGGATCATTCTCACAGGCAGAGAACTACGATAAAGATTTCTCCAAACTGTATGCAGCTCCATATGCTAAAGACTATGCTAAGATATATGCTAAAGCTTGGGACTCATCTGCTGCAAACTACACTGTTAACTGGGCCAAAGATTACGTAGAAGATTGGTCTTCAGCTTGGGCACTGGCTTATCATGGTGGTTCAGCTGATGCTAATATGCCAACAAACTTCTTAAAGACATATCTTCCAGATAGTGGTGTTGCTCTGTTTGCAAAAGAATATACAAATCCAAGGTATGGCCGTATATATGGTGGGTTCCAATCTGCAGGATTTATTACATCAGTTGGATCATATGCAAAGGGATATGTCAAAGTATATACTAAGATATGGACCAAGACATATACAAAGGCTTGGGAAAAGACTTATACTAAAGTATATGAGAAGGCTTATGATAAAGCATACGATGGTGCTGCATTTGCTAAAGACTGGACTAAGACATATACTAAGACATACGATGGTGCAATATATGGTGGTGTATATGAAAAAACATATCAGAAAGCATATGATAAAGTATGGCAAGGAAGTTATGTTGATGAGTGGGGTGGAGCATACGATAAAGAATATGAAGCAGATTATCTTGCAACATATGTTAAGACTTATATTGGTATCTACACCAAGACATACGAAAGTGCAGACAATGCATACGTAGGAGATACTTACGATGGTGCAACATATACTAAGAGCTGGGAAAAAGCATACTCAGCTGATTGGTCAAAAGATTGGGAAAAAGCCTACACCAAGTCTTACGATAAAGATTATGAAAAAGTATACGCGGCTGCATATACAAAAGCATGGTCCAAAGACTACAATAAAGACTATGAAAAAGACTATGAAGGAACATTCTCTAAGAGTTATGTTAAGAACTATGATCGTATATATGTTGGTGATTATACTAAGAGCTACGATAAAGATTATTCCAAAGACTATGCTAAGGTATGGAACAGCTCTGCTGCAACATATACAAAAGTATGGACTAAGAGTTATGAAAAAACATACTCAAGTGATTGGACTAAGTCTTATGAGAAAGACTATGTAAAAGATTACACCGGTGCATTTACCAAAGCATATACTAAAACGTATACAAAAGACTACTCAGCTGATTACGCTAAAGATTGGACTAAGACATATACTAAATCTTATGACAAAGATTATGTTAAAGTATATACAAAAATATATTCAAAAGATTATGTCAAAAACTATGATAAAGCTTACGTTGGATCATACACTGCAACATATTCAAGATCATACGATGCTGAATACGAAGGCTCTTATGAGAAAGAATATGAAAAAGCATGGAGTAAAATCTGGACCAAAGGTTATGGATCTACCACATACATTGGTGACTACACAGCTACATATCTTGCTGACTTCACTAAACAGTATCAAAAAGACTTTGGTGGAACATACAGCAAAGATTATATTAAAGTATACGAAGCATCATATACAGGTACATACATTGCAACATATGTTAAGACATACTCTAAAGATTGGGTCAAAGCATATGATAAGGACTACGACAAAGATTATACAGCAGACTATAATACAACATGGGTAAAAGAATATCTTGGTGACTATAGCAGACCTGGTGGTGTGTATGGTGGATACCTCAAAGAGTACACTGATACATTTGTTAAAGTGTACAACACCAAAGGTTCGTTCATTGGTACATATCTTAAAGCATATCAAAAATCATATGACAAATTGTATCAAGGTGTATATACAAAAGCATATCAGAAAGCATACACAGGTACATTTGATAAAGACTATCTAAAAGTATACGAGAAAGATTATGCTAAGGCATATGTAGGTCCTGTTTACTACGGTGGTTTTGCTTCCGGCTCACAAACAACTACCTACAATAAAGCATACACCAAAGGTTATGAAAAGAACTGGATTAAAACATATACAGGTATCTTTACTAAAGATTACGAAAAGACATATACTGGTGACTACACTAAGAGTTGGGTAAAAGACTATGTTAAGACATTTGAAGATACAGCATATTCAAGAGAGGTAAATATAGCGTACCTTGGATTTGCAGAGACAACTGGTGTAGCTGGTTCTGGTGGAGCTGGTTGGAACATTGGTACTAAAGGTACTACTGAATCTGATCACAGTCATATGTTATTCTTACCTGAGAATGGAAATCTAATGAACGGAGGAAGCCGCGGTGTTCCTGATTGGGAATATGGTAACTCAAGAGCTATTGGTGGTAAAGGTGGAGACCTTGGTAATGTTGGTACCGGTGGTGGTGAAAGATTCCTAAGAAAATCAAGACTTGGAAGATCTGGTGATGGTGGTAAACCTGGTGCAGCTATCGTTGGATATGATTCTAATTATGTTAATATGATTTACCAGGGTAATATTTTAGGTGACCCCAACTATATGTTCCAAGGTTAAGGTGTCATGGGACGACCCCTTAAAATCAAAACCTCTGGAGGTGGAACATGGATAGCTCTACAAGAAATTCCAGATACAGAATTGACCCATATGGTTCATCAAGTTCTGACGGAGTTTGCATCTAGTACTTCTGGTACTGGTACACTTTCTGTTGGGACTGATACTGGAACAAGTATTGGTACGTTTACAGATACCAATACAACAGCATCATCAACTACTACAGTTTATCAAAATTTATCGTCAGTATCAGAATCAAGTATGATCCGCCCCGTGGAGTTCGGTTCAACTATTCAAGAGGCATCTGATGCAAATATTAATTCGTTTATCATTAGTACTGCTCTTTCTAATCTTGTGTCTAACGGAATTGGGTCTTATGTCCTGTCAACCTCAAATCCTGACTCAGATAGATATGCTACTATAACACCAGCGCTAACTGATAATACAACAAGCACTTCTACAAGTTACAATTTATACAGGAAAACATCTGTTGCAACTGCACCAGCTCAAATAATACCATTAAAGGTTACTGGTAGTACAGTTAAACAAATGTCTAACACTGAGATTAAAACTCTCACTGCTAGACTAAGAAATAGAATTAATGATACAGGTATAGGTAAGTATGCTATTCAAGCAGCTGCACCATCAACTGGCACATGGATTGCTCAGGGTACAATTCTAGATACAAAAATTATTGATACTGATAGTGATTCATACTCCAAGACTTATTTAAAAACATATACAAAAGCATATGCTAAGAACTATTTAAAGACATACGTTGGAACATTTGTTGGTCAGTATGTTGGTACATATGAGAAAGCATATCAAAAAGCATATACCAGTGCAATAAACTATGAGAAGATATACACAAAAGTTTGGACTAAAGAATACAACAAAGATTTCATTGGCGTATATTCTGGTGTTGTAAATTTCAACAGAACATTTGAAGGTGACTTTGCAAAGGATTGGATCAAGACATATAGTAAAGCATATGCTGGATTTATTCTTTATGCCAAAGAATATGATCAAACATTCACAGGAAACTTCCACAAGGATTACGTAAAGGGATATGTTGGTGAAGTAAATTATCTTGCAGAGTATGCAAGAGACTGGAATAAGATATACACCAAATTGTATACTGGCGAGTATCAAAAGACAGAAAACTTTGATGTTCAATATCAAGGTGAACGTGTTGTAAATTATAATGCAACATTTGCTGCTTTCTATGAAGGTGAGATAACGTCCGCTGCTACTTACATTAAAGCATATGTCAAAGACTTTGGGATAGACTATGCTGCAACATTCTCTGGACCAGGAAACTTTACTGGCACATCTAATAGAACATATACTAAGTCTTATGGTAGAGCTTGGGAAGTTGATTACTCTGGACCTGGTGTGTTCCAATCTGAATGGACTAAAAACTATACAGTAAACTATCAAAAGGCTTATGCAAAACTTTGGACGAAAGATTGGGTCAAACAATACTCAGTTGAATACAATAAGCTATATGAAAAAAGCTGGTTGGAAGATTGGGTCAAAGCATATGAAAAAGATTATACTGCAATATACAATAAAGACTATTTGAAAGACTGGGTTAAAACATACGATAAAGTATGGGTGAAAACTTATACAACAGACTATCTTAAAAACTATGTGAAGGCATATGATGCAGTTTACAATAAAGACTATCTTGCAGATTATAACAAAACTTATGTAAAAGCATACGTTGGAATATACACTAAAGACTACGTCAAAGCATATGCTAAAGATTGGGTAACAGAGTATACTCACAACTGGGTGAAGGCATATCAAAAGGTATGGGCCAAGGATTATATCAAAGGTTATGAAATTCCTTGGAACAAAGTATGGTTAGGTGTCTATACTAAGGACTGGTCAAAAGACTATGAAAAAATATATGTAAAGAATTGGGTAAAATCATATGATGCGGACTACGCAAAACAATGGCTTGGTGAGTATGAAAAAAATTATGTCAAGTCTTATGACAAAGATTATGTTAAGGCATACGATCGCATCTGGTCTCAAACGTACACAAAAATCTACGATGCAGCTTACACAAAAATCTGGGCCAAAGATTGGTTAAAAGATTACATAAAGATATATCAAAAGAACTACGTTAAAACATACGACGCGGCTTACGAAGGATCATTTGATAAAGACTATGAGAAAGATTACGTAGCTGCATACACTAAGATATGGAACAAAACATATACTAAAATTTGGTCTAAAGATTACGTCACAGATTATACCAAGACATATACCAAAATTTACAATAAGGACTATACTAAAATCTACGCAAAGGCTTGGGTAGGTGCGTATACTAAAATATATGTTGGACCTGTATACTATGGTGGATTTGCTTCTGGTTCTCAAACAACAAACTACACCAAGGTTTGGGAAGGTAGTTTTGGTGCCAACTATGATAAAGTATGGGTCAAAACATATAGCAAAGATTGGAATAAAGTTTATACAAAGAACTGGATAAAAGATTATTCTGCTGATTATGTAAAGGCCTACGATAAAATATATGAAAAGAATTGGGTAAAGGCTTACACCAAAGCATATGTTGGTATATACAATAAAGATTGGAACAAAGATTACGTTAAGGATTATTCCAAAAATTGGGTTAAAGCATATACTAAAAACTATGATAAAGTATATAACAAAGATTGGTCTAAAGATTGGAACGTTGATTACGTTGCAGTGTATCTAAAGAATTGGGTCAAGACATACAACAAAGATTATGTTAAAGCATATGAAGGTGCCTTTGATGCAACCTACACAAAGATATGGAATAAAGATTACTTAGCAGACTATGCCAAGTTGTGGGCTAAGGATTATGATAAAACGTATGAAGGATCATTTGATGCAGCATATGTTAAACAATATACAAAGAATTGGGTAAAGCTTTATGAAGCTCATTATGAAAAAGACTATGAAGCAGCGTACACAAAGAACTGGGTAACAAATTATGAAAAGAATTACGTAAAGGCATACGAAGGTTCATTTGATGCTGACTGGGTTAAAACATATGTTAAAAATTGGGTGAAGGNTTATACAAAAATTTGGAATAAAGATTATGTTAAAACATATACCAAAGACTGGAACAAAGATTATACTGCAATATATGANAAGAACTATGTTGCAAATTATGTAAAGAGTTATGATAGAATCTGGACAAAGTTGTACAACAAAGCATATGAGAAGTCATACGCTAAAACATATGAGAGAATTTGGACAAAGATTTGGGAGAAAGCATACACTAGGAACTATTCTGCAATATACACCAAAGACTATACCAAAGTATGGAGCAGAGACTACGAAGGAAACTATACAGGATTCATTAACTACACTGGGCATTTTCAATCCAACTATCTTAAAGATTATGTAGGCGAAGTAACAAAGACCCGTCAAGGCTTTATTAATTACAATAAACTGTTTACTAAGAGCTGGGGAAGGATGTATAATAAGGAATACGTCAACGAATGGGCTACTGTTCAAAACTTCCAAAAAGATTATGAAAAAGATTTTGCTAAAACATATGTAGGTGTGTTTACTAAAACATACTCATCTATCCATACATATGAAGGAACAAGAACATCCGCATATCAGAAAACGTATACAGCAGATTATACAAAAGATTATGCAGCTGATATAACTTATCTGAAAACTTATACAGCTACAAGGTCTCAAGGATTTGAAGGAGCGTTTGAAAAAACATATTCCAATGAAATAGATTATGTTAAAGACTACGATAAAGAATATGAAGCTGTGTATTCTAGTAACTTTGGTAGCATAGATTATAGTACTGAAATTAATTTTGAGAAAGCTTGGTCTAAAGCTTTTGCAAAATTCTATGATGCTGATTATGCTAAAGACTATGAGGGATATATAGATTACACACAAGACTACAACAAAGCTTATGAAGGAACTTTCACAGGATATTTTGAGACAGATTTCATTAAGACATATTCAATTGACTATTCAAAAGACTATATTAAAGGCTATATAAATACGTACGTAGATACAACTAACTATGTGGGAACAGTAGCCACACTTAAATTATGGGTGAGGGTTGCATAAGGAGTATATAATGAGTAGTGAAGAAGTAGTGGAGATTGATCCTAGAGCTCATGGCTTTAAGATTGATACAGCCGGTAAGGTGGCTAGCTCAGAAGCAGAGTTAGCAAACAAAAGAATAGATTCAAAAATTCCAGAGTTCGAAGAAGAAATTGATCATGACATTCCTCACGATAAGGAAGAAGTGGTTGAAGAAGTTTACAAAGAAAGTCTCAGTAAAGATCGTTCAGACCGACTAGGGTTGGTCAGACCTCCAGATAAAAATATGAAAACATCATGGATGCGTGATCCTGTCGAGGCAGATGATATGGAGGAGATCAAATTGGCAGAAGAAAAAGCTAGGGAACCTGAATGGCCTTTTGGTGATGGTGAACCAATATATGCATTCTTTAGTAATGATGCAAGAACAGTATTAACATTCTTTCTAAGAATGCCAGATGATAGAGTTGAGAATCATACAATTGATTCAGCTCCCATGCATGAAGCTGCATGGCATCATCTACGAAAAATCTTCACAGAAGATATGCTCAATAAAAATACTGGTCGTGAGATTAATAAGATTCACAGACTGCGTACTAAAGAAGAAGATGAGCAAAAAGAACATGAAGGTAAGATGAAGCAAGAGGGCTTATTCGGTGCTAAAGTTGAAGCATTTGAATTGGAAGTTGTTAGTAAATCTACTAATAGAGATCTCAAATCAGCTATCCGTAAATCAAAGTCTACTATGGAAGTGATTGCCACAGTAGGTGCTCTTATTGCTATTGACCATTTGGAGTCTAAAAAAGTAGATGAACCAGCCGCAGCAGAATAATGGCTTTCTTTATGTTGGTTCTCTAACTAAACCATACTACGATGCTGCTGTAATGTCAGCTGAGTCCATTAAGGACTACTGGCCAGAAGCAAAGTGTATGTTGTTTACTCATGAGGATTGGGTACAAGAAAGAAGGGACTCGAGAATCTTTGATAAGATTGTTACAGGAGTCCCAGCACATTGCCGAGCTAAGCTATGGGCATTAGAAAAAACAATATTTGATAAGACATGCTATATGGATGCTGACACATATTGTGAGCATGAGGACATAAAGTATATCTTTGATGATCTTCCTGATGAATATGATATGGCTATGACTACTAATAGACCATATAATGCTAAGGTTGTCTACTTTAAGAAAGATAGAGAGCTCACTCATTACGAAGAAGAAGACAAAAAGTTAATCTGGGAAAATGGGGACCCAGATGGCAAACCATTGTATGCAGTGCACTCTTGGGAAGAGAATGCTAAGAACGAAGTGTACAGAATGTTATGGCATTGTGGAATGTTTATATATAATAATAAGCCACATACGTTAAAAATGTTAAACGCATGGTATACTAATTATAGGGAACAGATTGAAAACAAAAAGAACTGGCATGAAAAATTTGAGCATCCAAGATCATTATGGTTCTGGGATACGTATGCCTTTTGGCGAACAAACTTTTATACAAATTATGAAGTCAAGATCCGTGAGATTCATCCAAAGTGGAACTTTGTTAATGGATATAGAGATTTTGAGTTAAGTGAAAAACATCCAAAAGTTATTCACCACTACACAGTACCAGCCCGACCACAGGATGAAGGATTAATAGATGACCCCAATATATCAAATACAATCGGAAATTTTGACATACTTAAATGAGTGGCAAGAGTTTATATGGGGATTGGATCTTCATAACAACTTTGGTAAAGATAAGAAGTTTAAAGCTCGAGGTGGTAAGTTCTTTAATGAGAACCGATCAGAGTATGCAAGTTCCGTAGAGTGTTTGATGTCTCTTAAGCATGATGAGCACGATGGCTTTCCACCAGACTCATATGGATATGATTTCAATCAGATACCACAATGGATCAAATCAGGATCTATTCCTAAAGATATAGGCGAGCCATTAGCTGAAAAGAGTAAATGGTTAGATGATAATCTTGGTGCTTATCTTGGATATAGGTTTTGTGCATTGAAGATGTTCTATCCTCCAGAAGGATATATCTCTTGGCATACTAACTGGAACGTGCCAAGCTATAACATCTTGTTCACTTACAATCCTACTGGTGATGGTTTCTGGAGACATATTAATCCAACTGGATCAGAGTCACATAAACCTAACGTTGGAGAGAATCAAGAGAACGTAGTTACTATTCCTGACAAGCCAGGTTGGTCATGTAAGGTTGGTTACTATGGACGTAAAGAAGAACATGAAAAGATTGTTTGGCATACAGCTTATACTAAGGAGCCAAGGATCACATTAGGTTATGTTATCTTTGAAGAAAGTATTTGGAAAAATACAGTTGAAGAGATTGCTGGTGAAGAATTGGTATGGCCTCTAGCTCCATATAAACCAGAAGCTGTGCAAACTTCTTTTTCTAAATAAATCTTGATCCAAACTTATTGTAGTTCTTATGGGACTTTTTGCATACGTTCACAAGCACGTAGTACAGAATCTTCTCGTGCTTAGCTGTTACTGTATCTGCTAAGTTTATACCTGGTACTCTATAGTTACACATAGCATACATTATGAACCATAAGTCTTTAGGACCAGAGAATGTTATATTGTCCAGTCCATTGTATGCAATAGCTTTTAGATAACCTTGCCATTGATGCTCCGGAGTCATAGACTCATGGAGCTCTTTTACAATAGGTTGAATCTTCTTCCATTCTGCATCTTGCTCAGCAACAAACATTTGATTGAATAGTTGCTGACTGTATAGTAACATAACAAAGCCATAAATTTGGCTATCAATCATCATTTTCATTTTATGTAAACCTTGTTAAGAATCTAGCAATGTGATGTACAAATGGTAGTAATGATATTGCCATAAGCAAATTCATTCCCGTATGTGCCATAGCTATACGTAACGTATCACCTTTAGGCATTCCATCTGATACAAGTACTCCAGCTAACCATATAGTACCTGTCGTACCAATATTAGCTCCTAGCACAGCTGCAACTGCAGCTGGTAGTGGCACTGCTCCTGATGCTACTAATGCAATGATAGCTGTCGTTGATAGTGATGATGACTGCCATAACAATGTCATTACTATACCACCAGCAAACATATAATATGGATTGTGGATAAAATAACTCAGATGATCAAGGTTGCCCATTGACTTCATCCCGCCAGAAAACATCTTCAATCCAATATAGAAGACTACAAGTCCAATAAGAGTTGTAATCACTGGGTTACCTAAGTCCATTTTTGTCACTTTCTTTATAAGTTTTTTTGTCTTACTCATTTTCATTCCAAAATTTTATTATCATTCGTCTTCGTCTTTATTGACCTTTCCAATAACCATTATACGTTTAGCACCTAAGAACTCTCTGGACTCTCCATAGTACACCTTCCTAAGATGTCCCTGAGTAGCCAACTCTCCTGCACCATCTGCACAATTGATATGTAGCCATTTTACATTCTTGTTATTGTTACTTTGTAATACATATAACTTATCTGGATATTGATTGGTTATATGTTTCATATCCATCATATGTTCACATGAACAATTTATTACTACATTGCCTTTGAGTTCTAAACTATCAAACACAACATCTTTATGATTTATAGTGACCTGCGGAAATTCATCTTTGTAGATATGTTGCGCAATGTCACAAGTATATTCATCAATATCATAAATGTTAATAGGAATATCATACCCAAGACGATTAACCAGCATTGGAATAATAACAATACCATACCACCCAGCCAGTATATCAATACCTTTAATCTGTCTATCACGAAACCTTGCATCCACTAATGTCTCCACTAGCCACCATTTACTTTGTATCTGAGTTTCAAATATACATTCGCTATAGTCTTTGAATTTGTATATGTGCTTATCTGCTATATATCCCATTCCTTTATGGAACAGTTGGTATGTTCTATCTAATGAATAATGTTGCATCAATCACCCCAAAATGTTTTCAATGTTTCATGCTTATCTTCAACGTCATCAAAGCATGCAACAGCATGATCATCTCTCTTCTTATATTCATCAAGATCGTCTGGAAACGATGAACCATACTTATATGAGTATGCAAGTTTACTTGGAAAGAACTTGAGCTTGTCTCTGTGCCTTCTATACATCCACCCATCTAATCCATAGAATGACTTAAACACTTTCTCTTTATTATCTTGAAAGTCTTTATATTGATCTTCAAAGTTATTATCTTTGAGATAAAGTATTGATGAGTTGACATCACAGTTAAATATGTACTTGTTTATATCATTGCTGAACCATGTAGTTTGTAAAATCTGACCAGTACCAATAAAGTCATTCAATTGACCATGAACATAACAATCAAGATCAAGATAAATTGTATCGTTAGTAAACAATCCAGGTTCAAATAAGTTTACTTTATTCCACCAAAGTCTATCCATACAAAAAGACTTGTACTCATACACATTAATGTTTTGATCAAATCCTCTAGGATTGTCTGTCCAACATGTAAAATTATTTACTTGGTGTTTAACTTGGTGGAACAATTGGTTAACAAACTCATGCTTGTAACCAGTACCAACCTTCATACATACCACATCTAACTTCATAGGTATTGCTTCCACTCTTTAGCAACCCATCCTGTTGTTATATCTAATGGGTCTGGCTCATGATCTTCCATAAAGACACAGACAGCATGATCCGGTCTATACTTATATTTAGCCTCGCTACCTTTGATAGTATAATTGTCTGGATATGCAGCACCTCTATTGAATGAGTATACAGATCCTTTTGGATATGTATGTATCTTATCTCTCCACTTACGCCACAAATAAGCATCAGCACTATACAACGATTGCTTTATCATCTTATAGTTCTTACTAAAGTGTGTCCATATCTCATTTGTAACTGGATCAGTATTGTCTACGTATATCAAACTGGCATTAAACAACATGGTTAAAAAATAATTACCACCATGCATACCAACATGCCAAGGTGGCATCCAGTCACATGCAATCATTGCTGGCGTTGGCGTTTCAAGTATTCTATCCATTGGACCAAGAAATAAGTTATCAAGATCAGTGAATAGTATCTTACCTTCTATGCCACATAGATTAGGAGCAAACAATGACATCTTAATACCATCCCAGAAGTACCATTGCTCATTGTCTACTATATCACTCCATAGCCATTGTTCTGTGCATTCAACCGCTTTAATGTCTTCATCTAATCCTTTTGGATCATCTGTCATACAATATGATTTAAACTCTTGATTGAAATGCTTCTTGGCCATTCTGTGGATTAAATTTGGATAATCAGGACCAAACTTATCACCCCACTTCATAGTCATCAGGTTAATAATATTCAATACTCCTTATGACGTGCTGCCGCTCAGTCTTAATAATATGTTCTTTCTGCTGACGTACAAGATGCATCGATGGATTATCTTTATGGTCTACTGCATTGAGATCAACATACTTCTTACCCATACCATTGAGCAATCTAAACACATATGCTTCTCTACGATGGAATGGTTGTTTATCTTTTGCAAAGAATTCTGACCCTTGTTCAGCTCCAAAGAAATATGAGTATGCCCAACCTCTTGGTAGAGTATTAATTAAATCTCTGTGGTAATGGTTAATGTATTCATCATTACCTCTAAACTTAAATGAATAAGTTTCTGGATCATGCATAAACTCTTTTGTAATAAAATTCATTGAGTGACCATGCCACATCATTATAGAAGAGTTAATCAATGCAGCAAACTCAAAGTCTGGATCAAATCCTGATTGCTTAAATGCTTGTGATTCCCAATCAATAGGTTTCCAATAACAGTACAACATAGTAAGCTTATCTTTGACAGCATAGTCACACATTGTATCAAATTCTCTTTGTATAACTGTATCAAGATCAAAATATATATTGAGCCCATCACCAGATATAGACTCATCAAACAACAACATCTTATTCCACCAACCCCATAGCTTATGGTCATTGACATCAATAACATTGATACCAGGCATTGCAATAGTTGTTTGATTTGTTAGTAAGTTGAAGTTATATGGCTCACTGAAGTTTGCATCAATCTGAGCCTTCAATTGAAATACATGTTCATCTGTATAGTACTCACTAGGATCAAATTCCATTTGATATGGAGTCTCAGTATGTACAGTTTTGATACAGAAAATATTAATACGAGTCATCTATCCACCTTCTTGTAATATTCAAGAATTCATCTACCTCTGTCACCTTCTCTTTATTATCTCTATTGATAAGTGCTAGAGGTAACCAATCTTTACATGCTATCCAATCATGTATTGTATGATGGTCACTTATAGTTGACCACGTTAACCATGTACCAACACCATGGTTCTTTAACTCTCTGAAACATTTCTCAATTGTAAATGCTCTAAGAGTTTTATCAAATTCAAATGGTAGTCTACCAGACGCATGAAACTGTTGAGGATTCATATACGCCTGGTATGTGTCTTTATATGTTGCTACATAATAATACTTATACTTTTTATTATTGTATAATAATCGTATTGGGTTAAGCTCTTCAGCTATCGGTTTCTCGAAGAATGCTGGTACCAATGACTTCTTCATTAGTAGCCTCCTTCGTTAGCAACGATATGTGCGGGAAGGGGTGCCACTCTAAAGTCTTCTGTAATTCTTCCTCTGCGAGTTTGGTCCATGAATGGGTAAAGCCTAGTATCCATATGACTGTCCCAATCCGCAATTTTAATCCATATACCGCTTCGATGTAATGCTCTTCCAACTGAATCCGGGTTAAGGGGGAACATAAAAGTGTCCGGTTCAACATGCTGGCCATAAATTGGTTTTTCCTTCCATGAATTGATATAGTCTATTGACAGACTATAATGGTCTGCACACATCTGAATCATGTCATCCATGCTCCAGTTGTCTACACTCTCTAATAAATACCTTCCATGCTGGCCAACGTTTTTGAAGCGTATCATTGCGTGGTCAATATTCTTTTGTTTAAACAAATGAAGAAGTCTACTTGGGGCATCATCATTTATTCCTTTACATAATATAGTACCTGTGTCAACAATAAATTTACAAGCCTTGATATTNTCAAGAGCCATAACCTTTTGCTTAGCACATCTTAGTTCATCAATACCTTCATACCAATCATCATTGTCCACACCGTTCAATGACAAATAAACATGCGACAGCTTTGCCTCTCGCAAGCTACGAGTATACCTAATACTAGCCAATTTCAGTCCATTAGTCAACAGGGTACATCTATGCCCTGCCTTTCTGATCCTGACTATAATATCAGTTAGATCATTCCTCATGGTTGGCTCGGCACCCATGATTCTGATCATAGTTCTTTTTGGGAATCTACTAATTGTATTTATAAGGTCATCAATGTTCATGTCAGGAACATCTCTATTTGGTATGTAACAATTTTGACACGTCATGTTACATTGATGAGTTACATCTGCAGTAACATCAGTAAAATGATTATCCTCTGGTTCTAGTTCATAGTAACCGGGTAAGGTGGTCATATGCTTCCTTCGTATAGTCAAAGTTAGCTAGAACAGCAACTCTAACATCTTGTGATTCATGAAACGATGCATGAGGATGACTTGGATTAATAAACCAAATCTCTCCAATATCAATATTGTATTCTTCTATATCTTTATTCCAAAGGTCTTCCCCACGCTTACCAGTTTGTGCTTTAAGTGTGACAGGATCACTCAAAGGACATATGATATTATATGTGTTGGGTGGATCCATATGATAGTCTAAATGTTGACCTGGATCCAACATAGCATATCTTTGGTTCTTAATATCAAAGATTGAACAATGAAGAGTGATATCATCTGAATGGATTTGATTATAGAAGTCAGCTAGTTGATAAACGCTTTCACCAGTACTAACACCAACAACAGCATTCTGATGTCTGTGTTCAGCAGTCTGCTCACCAGTCAAATTACTTGGATCATCCGCTAAAGAATAGTATATAAATAAATTGTGTAACATGATTTCTGGGGTAAGTTGCCCCACTTTGATAGCTGGAGGCAGCTTTCGGTTGCGACCATGAAGTCGTAATTCATCAATTTTACTCATAATATGACCACATCATTGTTATTATAAATATATTTAGCTAAGTTAATAGGAGCACATAATGGCGGTTAAGGCAAACATTGTAGTAGATCAAGGAGCTAGTTTCTCCACAGATATTGATATTACAGACGCAGCTGGCGCCCGAGTAGACTTATCTAATTATACAGCAAACTCTCAGCTACGTAAACACTTTTCTTCAACAAATGCAACTGCTACCTTTACTTGTACTACTGGTGGTACAAACGGTACAGTTACTATGGCTCTCACTCATGCAATAACAGCTGACATAACTGAAGGAAGATATGTTTATGATCTATCATTGCATAACACATCTGCTAATACAAAGCTAAGAGCAGTTGAAGGAATTGTAACAGTCACACCAAAGGTTACAGCATAATGGTTAAAATGTTAAGAAATGATTTAAACACTTTAACAATTTATGGTAACCCTATAACAGGTTCTGCTAACAAGTTATCTGCTTGTGAAGATGTTTCTGAACAAACATTAGCCAATGGAGCTATTCTAGTATACAGTTCTAATGATAAAAAATATATACTACAAGTAGATTCTAACGATGGCGGTGAGTTCTAGTGGGACTGAGTATTCAGCTACCTGGTAATACCAAACCAACTCCGCTACATGCAAATGGCGCTGCCTTAGCAAATGTAGCATCTGGTACTATCCATTTAGCCAATACAACAGGAACAATAAAATTAAAAATGCCAACTAGTCTAGCAAGAAGAGTTGGGGATTTTGCTGATGTAAATAGTGGTAGCGTAAGTAACGGACAAGTAATAAGATACATATCTGCAAATGATACATTCATTACGACAGATAGAAACGATGTGGACGGAGGTAGTTTCTAGTGGCCATACAAATAAAAAGAAGTGCTAATACAGCAACACCAAGTAGTTTAGAAACTGGTGAGTTAGCATGGTCAACTAATAGTGGAGTTATATTTGTTGGTAATGGAAGTGCAGTAGTTGCAGTAGCTGGTATAAGAGTGCCAGGAACACTTACGGCTAACCAATCTGTTGTTATAGATTCAAATAGTTTTATAGATGAGATAAAGACTGGAGGATTGACTCTTACAACATCAGGTACAGCTAACACAAAGGTTGTTGGTATTGTCGCTAATGTTGAAATAGCTAATACAACCACCATTGCTACATCGCAAGCTCTTAAAAATTATGTTGATGAGAATGCTGTCACAGGAGGATCAACACAACTCAATGGTTTGACAGATGTCACTATATCAGATAGATCTCAAAGTGATTTTATGATGGCTGCTAACACAACTCATGTTAGAAATGTTACTACAGCTGGAGGTATCACAGCAACTGCAAACGATACAGTAGTAACATTCAATTGTGTTAATTCATCTTCAGATTTTCTTGTTGGAGCAAACTTACAAGTAACTACAGCATTGAAAGATGGTAGTGGTAATAGATTACAAATTTTATACGCCAATGGCGATGCAGCCTGGGGATAACAAATGGCCGTACCAAATAGTAGAAGTACATTCAAAGAATTGTGTCTCAGACGATTGGGTAAACCAGTTATTGAGATAAACGTTGATGACGATCAAGTAGAAGATCGTATTGATCAAGCGCTAGCATATTATCAAGACTATCACTTTGATGGTACTGAGAAAACATTTTTAAAACATGCTGTTACACAAACAGACCTTGACAACCAATATATTGATATACCTAATAGTGTTATTGGAATTGTTAATATTTTTGACATTGGTGATGCAACTAGTACAAACAATTTATTTAATATTAGATATCAAATTGCATTAAATGATTTGTACGATCTATCAAGATATGATCTTGTTCCATTCTACATGAACTTCATGAACATTAGAATGATTGAAGAGATATTAGTTGGTAAACAACCAATAAGATATAACAGACATGTAAACAAACTTCATATTGATATGGATTGGAAAAAGCTCAACGTAGGTGACTTTATTGTAGCTCATGTATACAAAAAGCTTGATGGTGATACATACTCTGATCTATGGGGTGATAGATGGTTAGCAGAATACACAACATGCTTAATCAAATATCAATGGGGTTCAAACCTATCTAAATTTACAGGTATGCAACTCCCAGGAGGCGTACAATTTAATGGAGCTGATATTCTATCACAAGCACAAATGGAAAAAGATAAATTGGAACAAGAGATGATATCAGCTTACTCTTTACCAGTACATGATATGACAGGTTAACATGGTCGGAACAACAAACCTTTACTTCAATAAGTTTGAGCACTTTGGTGAACAAAACTTAATAGCTGATCTGGTTATTGAGTCCATTGCAATATATGGAATCGATGTTGGATATTTATGTAAAAAGTTTACATCAGAAGGATATGATCAACTATACACTGAAGAAGACTTGGCTGTATTTGATAATGTTACAGACGTTGCAATGTATGTTAGAAACGTAGATGGCTTTGAAGGAGAAGGTGATTTCTTATCTAAGTTTGGGCTTGAAATAAGAGACTCCATGACACTATCTGTTGCAAGGAGATCATTTGAAAGCGAAGTAGAAGCCACGCAAAATATATCAAGACCAAGAGAGGGAGACTTAATATTCTTCCCATTGAACCAAAAACTATATGAAGTAAAATTTGTTGAACACGAACCAGTATTCTATCAAATGGGTGGCTTGCAATTTTATGATTGTAGAGTTGAGTTGTTTGAATATTCTAATGAAAGATTTGATACAGGCATCACAGAGATTGATGAGCTGGAAACTAAGTTCTCTCTTGACATCTATCAAGAAGTACAGATGCTTGCAGAGAATGGAGAAGCATTATTCACGGAAGATGGTCACAGACTTCTATCAGAAGAAGAGTCTGCTGAAGATGCTAGTGCAGATGCCAATAGAGATTACGATACAATAACAGATGCAGAAAATGTATTCTTAGAATCAGAAGCTGATGGTATCATAGACTTTAGTGATGCTGATCCGTTCAGTGAGGGTGGTAGGTTTTAATGTTTGGACATACCTTTTATCACGGTACTCTTCGTAAATATATTATCATCTTTGGTACTTTATTTAATGAAATAATAATACAAAGAACAGATAACAATGGCAATCGAGTTCAAGATATCAAAGTTCCATTGGCATATGGTCCTCGTGATAAAACTATTGCAAGACTAGAACAAGATCCTGACTTGGATAGAGAAGCAGCGATAGTTCTTCCTCGTATGTCTTTTGAAATGATTGGAATGTCATATGCAACAGAGCGTAAGCTAAACACTGTACGTAGAAATGTTGCAATACATGATGTTAATAACAATGCCAATCTAAGAACAATGTATAACCCTGTTCCATATGATATCAATATTGAGTTGAATATATTTACTAGATATGCTGAAGACTCAACAAAGATACTTGAACAGATTATGCCATTCTTCACACCAGAGTTTACTGTTACAGCTGAGTTGATTCCAGAGATGGATTGGAAGATTGATATTCCAGTTGTTCTAGAAGCTGTAACAATATCAGATACATATGAAGCAGACTTTCAAACAAGACGAGCTTTGATACACACTCTTACATTTACAGTGAAAGGACAATTGTTTGGCCCTGTAAGTAAGACTGGTGTTATCAAGAAAGCTAACACAATGTTTTATGTTGATACAACAACTAAGTTTGCTAATGTACACCCATCTAACACAACAGTGAAGACAATTGAAACAAGCCATTCAAATGGTACACAATTCACACTTCACTCTCGCACAACAACCACACCAGGCTTGCTGGCTAATGGTTCACCAACTACAAATGCATCATTAACAATAGATGCGTCATCTATAAAGTCAACTGATGATTATGATTATATATCTAACTTTGAGGAGTTCTTCGATGGTGATGGAACAGGATAGACCTTTTAATGCTCATGCTGATCCTATTGCTGCTGCTTTGGATATCAGTCCTAACACTGCCCCTTTGTCTATACACTCATCAAAAGAGGCACCCAAAAATGTACCAGCCACAGGAAAAGAATCAACAGAAAAAGATATAGAGTATGCCAGAGAAAATTTATATCATCTAGCTGAAAGAGGTAGAGATGCATTAGATGGTATACTTGATCTTGCTAATCAGTCTCAACATCCTAGAGCATATGAGGTTGTAGGTCAACTAATAAAAACATTAACAGATACAAATGAAAAGATTGTAGACTTACAAGCTAAGGCAAAAGATATATTGTCAGATCCTAAAGGTAAAGGTGGACCTGATAAAGTAACAAATAACTTATTTGTTGGAACCAATGCAGACCTAACTAAACTATTGGGTGGCAACGCCAGGAGTCAGTTGTTAAACAATGAACCTAAAAAATGAATACGTCTTCCATAGTGGTGATCCTGACTATGCTGGTAAGAGTTATATAATAAACGAAAAAGGCTTTCACTGGATGCAGAGGTTTGAAAAAACCAAGATGACATTCAGAGAGGCTTGCTTTGATGCAGCATTAAGACTCAGAGAAAGAACAAATAAAAGATTGGTATTGCCAGTCAGTGGTGGCTGCGATAGTGCAATCATTGCATACGTTTTTGATAAATTAGAAATAGAACATATAAAGATACATCAAGTATATCAATTTAGAAACAACATATTGAATCATTATGAGTCTACAAACCTAAGAGAATTTCAAAACTTCGTTCCAGAAATAATACAAAATGTTAATGTTGTAGAGTTTGCAAAATCAGATTACTATCAAAATACTTTTATTGATATGTTTCCTTGTCCCGTTTATGCAACCTCCGAGACAGCATTACTTAGTCATGAGTCAATTGATCCAGAGAATGACTTTATTGTTTGGGGCACTGGTGCTCCTGTTATCAATAGATATATGGAAAATTCACCTATCCAAGGATTTGAACAAGGCCTTAGAAGATTTAGATCATTGGGATGTCATGTTATTGGTATTGAGAACACTGAGTTCTTTGAGGACAATCCTATAATCCACGCATCATGGTATGATGATGTTCTTAGAGAACAATTGGATATGTGGTATGAAAGTGATATTGTTAATCATTCATGGGATAAGATAATGAAGAATATGTATTTCTTTCATCATTTTCCTGAACTAGATAGATGGATGCCAAGACAAAAGAGCTCACAAGAACAATGGAAGTGGTTTGATAGAGAAGTACTATCGCATGATACTAATCATTATTTAAATATGGCTACTGGAGAGACCTATTTCTCTAGTCCATATAGAACATTCAACTCTTGCTATATGGATGATATCTATGATATTGTCAATAATGATCGATCTGTAAAGACTATAAATAACTTAAAGGGACAACTCTATTCATATAGAGACTGGGCAATAGAAGGTGATGAGAGTAAGTGGGCTTAGTACTGTCCGGGCCACATAGTTTATTATATACCAAAAGAAGGACAAGTCAACGGATGTATGAATATAATTTTAAATTAGTTAGGATTGTTGATGGTGATACCGTTGATATCGATATTGATCTAGGCTTTGGAATTTGGTTACAGAACCAACGTATCAGAATTATGGGAATTGATACACCAGAATCAAGAACGTCAGATCCTGAAGAGAAGAAGTTTGGTAAACTTGCTACAGAACAAGTAAAAAGATATATGGCAACAGCTAGAAAGTTCTATTCTTTCCAAGATGAAAAAGGAAAGTATGGTAGGATATTAGGAGACTTTGAAATATATGCTTCGCACAATAATAGTTATATGAAAATGGCTGAAGCAATGATTAATGATAACTATGGTGTTGCATACCATGGTCAATCCAAGGATGATATTGCTGAAGAGCATATTGCCAATAGAGGAAAGTTAGCTGAACGTGGAGTTATCCCCGACTGAAATCTATCTAGGTAATCCCAGACTAAAAAAAGCTGGAGTTAAACTAGATTATACAGAAGAGCAAATCCAAGAGCTTGTAAGATGCTCAAAGGATATTGAATACTTTTGTAAAACATATATGAAGATTGTTAACATTGATGAAGGTGTTGTCAATCTAGATTTGTATGACTTTCAATTAGACATAATGAAGTCTGTTGTTCATAATCGTTTCTCTATATGTAAAATGCCTCGACAATCTGGTAAGACAACAACAATGGTTGCTGTTATACTTTGGTTTATCTTATTCAACGAATCATTCAATTGTGCTATCTTAGCTAACAAAGCAAGTACTGCTCGTGAGATATTGAGTAGATTGCAAATGGCATATGAGTGGTTACCTCATTGGTTACAACAAGGACTAGTTGAATGGAACAAAGGTAGTCTTGAGTTAGAAAATGGTAGTAAAGTTCTTGCAAGTTCAACATCATCATCTGCTATACGAGGTGGTTCATTCTCGTTAGTGTATCTTGATGAGTTTGCATTCGTAGATTCTCAACTACAAGAGGAGTTCTTTGCATCGGTTTATCCTACCATTTCATCTGGTAAGACATCAAGAGTTATGATTACATCTACTCCAAAAGGTATGAACTTGTTCTACAAGTTATGGGTAGATGCAGAAGAAGGTAGAAATGAATACGTTCCTATCAAAGTTCATTGGTCTGCTGTACCAGGTAGAGATGAGGAGTGGAAAGAGCAAACCATAAAGAACACTAGTGAGGAACAATTCAGACAAGAGTTTGAATGTGACTTCATAGGATCATCTAACACTCTAATCAATCCTAGTAAGCTAGCAGCATTAACTTTTCATGAACCAATATCTCAAAATGAGAACATGAAGATATGGCATGAAAGAATAAGAGGTCATGTATACGCAATCAGTGTTGATACTTCAAGAGGTATAGGAAATGATTATTCTGCTTTTACTGTTGTTGATTGTACTACTGTGCCTTATGAAGTCGTTTGTACGTATAGATCCAATGTTATTGCTCCTATGTTATATCCTTCTATTATTTATGACGCTGCACGTAAGTATAATGATGCTATCGTACTTGTCGAGATTAATGACATAGGTCAACAAGTTGCTGATATATTACATCATGAGTTAGAGTATGAAGGTATATTAACAGCTGAGTGGAGAGGTAGAGCTGGCCAGCTATTGACAGCTGGCTTTGGAGGTAAGTCTCAACAATTAGGTGTCCGAACAACTAAACAGTTGAAGAGAGTTGGTTGTGCAGGTTTAAAAACTATCATTGAGAATGATCGTTTAAAGATAAATGATTTTGAAATCCTTAAAGAGTTGACAGCATTTGTTGTAAGAGGACAAAGCTATTCAGCTGAAGAAGGATATCATGATGATCTAGTGATGTCATTAGTATTGTTTGCTTGGTTAACAGGTCAAGAATACTTTAAAGAAATGACTGATATAGATATAAGGAAGAACTTACTTCTGGCTAATGAAAAGGCTATTGAAGAAGAAATGTTACCATTTGGATTCTTCCAAGATGGAATTAATGATCCAGAAGATGATTTACAGAAGTATAAATCAGACGATTGGATAACAGCTACACCGTATGAGATTGAAGGTTCGTGGTGAAAGCCGCTTTTTTATAAATAATGACATGCAAATCAAGCATTTCAAAACCTTAATGAAGGAGAATTAAGCCATGGCATTCCAAGTAAGTCCTGGTGTAAATGTTTCAGAAATTGACTTAACAACTATTGTGCCTGCTGTTTCAACAACAGAAGGAGCATTTGCTGGTTCCCTAAAGTGGGGTCCTGCAGAAGTTGCAACTCTTATTTCATCTGAAGAAGAGTTGGTATCCAGGTTTCATAAACCAGACGGTACGTCTTTTGAATCATTTTTCACTGCTGCCAACTTCCTCGCGTATGGGAATTCATTATACGTCAGTCGAGCTGTAGCAACTACAGCACTCAACGCAACTGTGTTGCAAAATGGTGCAACTGCAGTTAACTCAGCTAACTCTCAAATGGCCGTTCAAGCAAAGAACAGAGAACATTACGACAATGAACTCACCATTCCAAACTTAGCATCTTTCATAGCAAAGTATCCAGGTTCTCTTGGAAACTCTTTGAAGATATCTGTTTGTGATAGCTCAGGCGCATTTGAATCATCAGTTTCAAATAACATAGCAGGTATAGCTAACGTAGCATTGAATGTTGCAGTTGGTAATACTAGCGTTATAATTACTGCTGCAGATCTAAAAACAGGTTTCACGCAAACATCTAACGTAACAGTTGCTGAATATCTGCTTGCACAAAACACAGTATCAAATGTTGCTTCCAGCTTTGCAGTTGGAGATGTCATTCGTTTGGGCAACTCTTCTATTGGAGTTCAAGAGTTAGAAGTAAAAACTATTGGATCCACAGCTACTTCTGGTGCTTTAGCACCTAACAACAATGACACAATCTTCTCAGCAGAAGCTACTCTAACACTACAGTCTAAGTATACACAGGCTACTGCATTTTCATTAGACCTGACTTCCACTGGTGTTACTCGTAAGTGGCAATACAATGGTAATTTTGATAGGGCTCCTGGTACAACATTGTTTACAAACAACGTTGCCAATAACTCAGATGCATCTGATGAACTACACATTGTGGTTGTAGACGAAGATGGTGATATTACTGGAGTTAAAGGACAAATACTAGAGAAATATGCTGGACTATCTCGTGCATCAGATGCAAAAGATGAGTCTGGTGAATCAATTTACTATTATAATGTGATTGATAATCAATCACAATGGGTACTTAATGGTGGTTTGAAAGTAAGAGCTGCTGGTGAAACACAAAACAGTACAGCAACTTATTCTAACACTGCTGTTAACATGTCCAACTCTGCAGTTACAAATACAACTCCA